TAGAAGCCAAATCGTTTCCGAGATTCATGTTTTGATCTTCAAGAATTTCCTCAAGAAGACCAATTACAGAATCATTAGTATAAATACCATTCTTAGTAGAAGCGCCAAGAGTGGGGATATTATGCGAAACAGGACTTCGAAAACGAATATTACGATGACCCTTACGCATCTTTCGTACCAAATCCTCCTTTGTGACGGATGCATAATCACCAAACCAGTTAGCCCAACGAGCGTATGTAGTAGAACTAATCCCAGCCCGACCATCCGCATAGCCAGCCGGATTAAGACCATAAAAACCTTCCTGACCATTAGTACCTTTTTGAACCCAGAATGCAACCCCAAATGGAGTCTTATCATCACTACTATCAGCAGGGCTCCCCCAAAGAATTGCCTCCATAAGCTCATAAAGGGAAACCATCATACCAATATACTTAGTTTGAACATAATCAACAATTGATACGCCGCCACGCTGAAAACTAGGTTCACGTTGATCGTAGATATAATGAGCGTTAATATGACGAGGATTCACACGACCACGCTTCATTGTATCAGCAACACTCGAACCATCAGTCTCATACATACCAACAGTACGAGCGGAATGATTATGGTCCATTTGGCACTCAAATTCCCAATCATTACCGCCATTAAACTTCTTTTGACGATTTTGCCACATTTCACGAACAGCAACATGATCAGAAAGATCAGTTTGCAAATCAGTGAAGGCACCACGCTTGATAAGATTTTGCTGCGTCAAAAGGACAGCATCATCAATATCGGCATATTGCAAAGTCATTTGTTACTCCTAATTCCCCCAATAAATGACTTACTATACATTAACTAAAAAACTTCTGGTTAATTAGTTCAACAGTTTCATCTATTGGAGATTGTGATTTTTTACCCTTTTGCCCAGAAGCCCTACTGATATGCTGGCCCTCGCGTTTCTTCAACTTATCAGCAAGACTTTTATTCTTACGATTTGCGAATTCTTCTTTCAGAACAATACGCACAGCCGCATCGAATACCTGTTCTCTAGGTGGCGGCTCTATACCAGTTGCGTTGTATCCAGCCAACATAACTGCCATGTGTTGCGCGATAGCATCGCGCTTCGCAAATTGCGAACTTCCTGGAGAAAGCGTTCTGTATGCACCCTCTCCAAGGGCTTCGGAGAAATCCCCTCCGAGACTCTTGACCTGACTATCAAACCAACGCTCTACTTCTCTTACATTGGATTGCTGACTTGTTTCAATAAATGATTGTTGTTGATTCTTGAATGATTCAATTTGTTCTTGCTGTTTTCCAATAACAACTTTCAGGGCATCGAACATTTGGATGACTTCCGGTTCATAATCATCAGGATTAAGTTTCGGAAGTGAATCAAGAATACTTTCTTTTTGTTCTTTTGACTTTTGCGATACTGCGTTTTGTTCTTGCTTCCTTGCCAGTTCTTGCGACATTTCTTCAACATTAGCAATAACATTTAGTAAAGCTTCTTCACTTGGAAAATTACGTGCATTCTCAAGAGAGATACCTGCCATTACTGCTTTCGTCAAAACATAATCGCTTATTTCCTTTTCTGCGAGCCCTGAATCATCAGAGCTAGAATCCTCCTCGGACCCACCTTTACTAATATCCTCTTCAGACTTTCCTTCTTCAGGTTCATCTTTTTCATTTTTATCGTCCAAAACATCCTGATTATCTTCCTTTTGATTTTGGTCATCAGAATTTTCATCACGATCTTCATCTGTATTTTCGGATGATTTCTCAACTTCAATTTTATCTACAGCTTCTTCGAGTTCAGTTATGAAATTTTCTTCAAGTGACATATCAAACCTCTCTTCAATTAACAATAAGATGATCTATCGTACATTCCACGAAGTTTCAAAGCTTTCTTTCTATGAGAAGCAGAAGTATAAATAGGGTCCCCGCCATTAGTGACTTCAGTAGGACAACCATTTTTTCCTAGAAAATCTCGTAATTCCCCAGCTTGCTCTGCATTAACACCAGATGCATAACATACCATTGGCCAACCAGTACCGGCAGGGCGCGGCATATGTTCTGCCCTAAAATCCCTTTTAAGGGTTTTCCCTTTTACCCTAATAGATTTAGGCGCGTCCCCCATTGGGAAGTATTTTTCCACAACATCGGACTCTTCTGAACTATAACAATAGTATGGCATACTCTTATTATACATAATAGATAAAATTATATCAAAAAATCAACACACCTATGTCATCATATTAGCAGCAACTTGTTGCCTTTGCGCTTGTTGTGGATTTCCACCCATAAGCATTTGCTGCATAACAGCAGTTTGTCCTTGTCTTGTTATCCCAGGACGACCTGTACGAATGTATTCACGCGATGTATTAGCCGGTGCATGGGATTGCTGGGAGGCACTCTGTTCGATTCCCGGCTGGCCAGCAAAAACAACCAACTGAGACAGTTCCGGGAAGTCAGCATATTTGGCAGCAAGTTCAAATATTTCCTGAACGTCAATAGTTCCACCAGCCTGTTGTATGAGTGGATACAACGGCATGACGATTTCTTTCGTGAACATCATCAATTTTTGAAGTTTAGTTCCCGGAGTATCATCCTGAAGTGAATAAACATCAATCTTCAAATCGTAAAGATCAAGCTCCCCAATTTTTGATTCGTGATTCCACTGTACAGGAATCGAAAGTTTCGTTCCTGGAATTGGCTTTTCGAGTTCTCTATTGCTAAGCGGATCATGCCATTCATACCAAGCCAGCGCTTGGAAAACTTCCTTAATTGATTCGTTAGTTTTTTCTGCCATATCTTTCAATTGTGCATTGGCTGCATCACTGAGCAATCGGTCTTGACCCACTGTTTCGGTAAGTGGACTTAATCCCCCGAGACTATCAAGATTGCCGGCAAAATATGAATTCAAATCTCTTACTTGCAAATAGAAAGCCAAGGTATTTCCATCAACTCCCCCAGCTTTAAGTATCTCCGGTTTTCTTCCATTATATTGTATACCATCCCCGTCACTCGCCTTCTGGAAAGCCTCAACACTTTCATCATTACTTCCATCAAATCCAAGACAGCGTTTTTGCGCATCAGCTTGATTGGCTAATTTACGGAACAGGGCATTACCAAGTTCGCTCAAATCACGCCATACTGAAACATTGGGCAATGGTAAGATATTACCAGGCACATCAACATATCCAAGTTTATAATATGGACTATGATCGGGTCCATCCCAATCAATTATCCTAAAAATTTTCTTACTTGTTATACCATATGTTACAAAGAGTTTTTCTTTCGTGAGCCACACATCCCTTACCCAGAGCTTTTTTCTAAATAATTTTGCTGTTGATTCATTTATCAATCCTTCGGCCCGATCTTCACCCTCTGGGCTTATGAGCGTAAAATCATCTTCTTTCAAATCGGAACGTACCTTACTTTCAATCCATTCAGAATCCATCGCCTCTTCGTAATCAACCCAATAATCATTCCCCTCATATTGAATCTCACTCAAACTACTAACAGACATATCGCAAAAATAATCATCAATCGTAATGAGATCAACGAATGTTTTTCCATACGCATATCCCATTACATGATCGATAGTAGAGATACCGATTTTCAGAATACCAAATGGAGAAAACAGAGCCTCGGTAACATACTTTCTGAATGTTTTACTCAAGTCAATCTCATCTGGAATTTGATTGATTGCAAGTTCAAAATTTGCAGCAAATGGTCGGAGATCATTTCTTTTAGTAGTAATCAAAACACGCGGCGCTTTCGGTGCCAGCATCCTGTTATAAATACAAACTGCTAGCTTTAGCATATTTACGGGAAGTTTTTTCTCGCTCCCGCCTTCGAGATAATGAGAGCCAGTAAATTGTTTAACTGATTCGATACGCTTCCGCCTCGGAAAGCGCCATTGCCTCAATGACCATTTAATACTTTCTTGCAAACTATCAAATTGTTCCGCATTCAATGGATTCATTTTTATCTCCAACTTTTATCAAGTTCCCTATTCGATTCTTGTTTTTCCTGTTCTCGCATTTTATTTCTCCACGCAAGGCAACCTATCGGAATTTCCGGCTTCTCCCTCATAGGCTGTCTTATTCTTTCATTGATCGCATGTAAGCCGAGTGCATCAGCAATTACACGATCACCATGATTTGATTTAGCACCGGATGGATCGGTTTTATTTGTAGCACGAGAATGAATTACATCTCCATCTGGCGTAAAGATATACTCAAGAGTTTCTTCAAGTGCAATTTTCGATCTATTTACACAATCATCCTTTTCTAATTTAGCACGATAGTTTCCAAGGATAACAAGTTTAGTTTCTTTCGTACTAGCCCATCCGGGAATATCAGATATCTTTCCACCGATTGCCTCTTCCCTTCTTCTAAAATAAATATTCCCATAATGTAAATCCATTACTCGACTTCCAAATTGACGACCTGGACCATTCGATTCCCAAATCAGGAATGCATTATTTAACCATCTACAAATAGCTATTGATTGTTTAGCAAATGCTTCTGGCCGAATATATGCATTCGCAAATTCCGCTAGCTTTTCTGTGGTAGTTGAATTCCATGCGGCGAGACAGGAATTTGATGCGCCGGTTCCAGCCGCAACATCCGCTCCGGCAACAGTTCTATGTCCTTCGGGAATTGACGGTTTTCCATTTCTATCCAATAAAAACCAAAGTCGTAAACTCCCTTTTTCGTTTTCAACAAATCTAATAGGCTCAGCAGTAATCTCATCGTATTCAAGATCACCAATAAGAATTGGAGGACGAGCATATTTACGAATAGAATCATTAACGAAACTAGGACTAAAGTATTGATAACCTG